CCTAGCCCAGATCAATCGAAACCTTTATGTCCCCCGCCACCTGAACCTGAGAACGATCTATCGGTTTATACCCTGCACGATCCAGTAAATCCTTGCTAGCCTCAAGCTGAACGTACTCAGACTTAGCGCTAGTGGCTAACCTTCTCACTGTTCCTGCTGCTAGGGTAGCACTCAATCCAAATTCCTCATTCATCCTCTGCATCAAGTACTGCTGCACATGGGGCAACTTCATAGTCTTGGTAGCAGTGACTCTTCCAGACTCGCCCTTGCTATATCCTGCTAGCTCTGCGGCTTGAGCCAATGTGCATCCTTTTGCTACAATGGTGTCTACCAGAGCGGTCTGTTTATCGGTTAGCTTTCGGGTAGCTGGAATCATATGACAATCCTTTCTTCTATGCTGATGACATACACATAGCTAACTGTTGTTGTCTGTGTTTGCTAGATGGTGCAAGCATCATAAGGAAGGATTCATTGTATATCTCATTCGCTTGCCCCCCTCTCCCTCTCTCCCCCCACGATAGCACTATTCTTTGATGCGCTGTCAATAGTGACGTAACGTAACATTGCCAATTACCCTACGTCACACCTTGCCAAAGCTATTGACTGGCGATCCCTGACGGTCGGGCTTTCGTGCAAGCATCAAGCCCCTCATGCTTCGGGTCTTGCCCCATTCGGGCTTCAATCCCTATCGCGGCTCGCAAGCTCGCTAAGAGAGATGAAAAGAAGTTTCTTGCCACCCCCCCTGCCCCCCTCAAGGGGGGAGATTTGACCAACACGAAGCTCGCGTCTGGCCACCACCGTCATGGATCACCGCCTGACAGTTCGCAACACCACTCGTTCCTCGGATATTGCGTACTGCAAGCCTTCGGTCATTCGGCAATCCCTGTCGTTGTTGTCCAGCCCCTCACTTCGGTTGGATCAAATCGAAGAAAAGCTAGTCGTTAACATAGGAGATATACAAATGACTAAACTTATAGAAGCAATTGTCGAAACATACACAAACACCACCGAGCTATACATTCGCAGTAACAACCTTGACCGCTTTGCAAAGGCCGATGGTTGGCAGGTTGTCGATACCCTCAGATTTCATTGTGAACGTAAACTTAAGCGCGAGATTCAAGACTTGGAGTTTTGGATTACACGTCAGGCAGACCGCGAAGCAAACGCCAAACGATGGGCGCAACGTGACCGCAAGAAATTCACAGGCGATGAGATCAGCACCACCAATCTGCAATCATCAACTGCCCAATGGAAGGCAGAACAATTTGGCTTGCAAGTAATTCAGGCAGAGCTAGCAGCAGCGCAAGAGGCTTTCAAGAAGCTAACAGGCGCGGCATATACTAGCATTGAAGACAAGCCAGACGCTGAACTGCCCGAAGATATAGCGGCAATGTTCGCAGAGATGGACGCGCTAGAAGCAGCATCCGAGGATGAGCCGCCAGTTCGATATGCCAACAGCAAGCGAAAGCGGAAGGCATAACAGAGACAAAGGGCGTTGCTGAAAGGCAGCGCCCAAAAAATTTCGTCGCTCGCTATCGCTCGCTCCTAGCTAAAAGAGAAGGGGTTGGCAGAGAGGCGATGACCTTCGCGGCACACGCCTAGCTTAAGTGTGTGTGTGTCGATGCGCCTCTCAGAAGAGCGCATTGAAAATGAAACCTAAAAATCAAAAGGAAAAATAGTATGGCACATACTATCACTGCTTATTCTAAAGTTCAAAAGGTTAAAGAAGAACCTAAGTTTGAAGTGACTAATCGCAAAGAACGCCGCCGCACCAAGTCTAAAAAGAAAGGGGCTACTCAACAAAGCTTAAAGCATGGGCGCATCCATCGTTGGTATGACTAAGTATCAACTTCAACTGTATCAACTCTCTCAACTTGTGGAGGGTGTGGAAGGTGTGGAAGGTTGTGCCAAGTATAAAAAAGTGTCCGGCTATTTATATAAGGAGTCAAAGTGACGTAACGTCACAATAGATTATTAATTATTAACACTGCATACTAGCAGTCCCTACAGTCATGAAAAGGAGAAACAAAATGACATTCATGAAACCTATCAACGATTGGAACTTCCCAATCAAGATGATGCCAACGCCTAACGCTGTGACTGGTGAGCCTGTACCCAATTCGGTACAAGTGATCCGCACTGACACTGATGAAGTGATGGGTGTTCACGGCAGTAAATACAAACCTGTTAGCCATGACCTAGCTGTTGAATCTATACTTGATGCAGCCAAAGCAGCTAACATTAGTTCAGATTTCAAGACTAAGATTGAAGTCTATGAAGGTGGTCGCAAGCTGAGAGCTAGGATCATATGGCCTGATGTAACTATCGAACCAGAGGTCGGTGACTATGTGCGATACGAAGCGCTAGCAACCAACAGTCTTGATGGTAGTTGGTCGTTTGCTCAATGGAGTCAAGGCAATCGGTTATGGTGTAAGAACGGTTGCACTACTGCTGACATCTCAGCTTATTCTAAATACAAGCACACACGATCCATCAACGTAGAGGGATCGGCTATCAAGATTGCCAATGGGATGTCTGCCTTCAAAGAACAGAAGGACATATGGCAATCTTACATGGGTGTGAAGATCAGCAATGACCAAGCAGAAAGCTTCTTCAAAAAGCACCTCTGCAAAATGCACACTCGCCAAGCCAACACCATTAAGACCAACGAGCGCCAACTAGAAAACCTGCTCGGTCTATGGGGCGATGAGCGAGGACATCTCGGCCCGAACAAGTGGGCTTTATACAATACCCTAACCCATTGGGCGACACACACTCAGGATATGCGCAGCCCTCATACAGCGCGTCATAACCGTGAGGCAATCATCACCAGTGCAATGCGCTCTAACACATGGAAAGAGCTAGCATGAGAGTTACACGCCAACACTTCGAGTACATAGCGGACAACTTTGCGCCGCTTGTATCATCGCCAATCGTAATCGAACAGATTGCTGATGACCTTGAGAAACTAAACGACAGGTTTAATCGTAAGAAGTTTCTCGCAAGAGCCATCGCTAATTGGGAGCAGAAAAATCTGCCACCAATTATTGATGACGAAATCCCATACTAAAAGGAGACAACAAATGGGAATGAAAATTATTCGTGGATTAAAAATACCACAGCCAAAAGGCCAAGGCTTAAAGTCAACCCTTTGCCTAATGGAAGTTGGAGATGCTGTTAAAGCAGATTCAAAATACCAAGCAACTTACATTAGAAAGCTAATGGTTAAGCTTGGCTTCACTGTAACTCAACGCAAGTTAGGCGATGATATTTACATATGGAGGTTAAGCTAATGATTGGTGTAGTTCGTAACGACTGTATCCATGATCCAGATGCAGCAACAGCCAAGCAATACTACCGCATGGGTCAATTGCTTTATGAGTGTACGTTTCTAAATCCTCACTTAGTTGTTCAGCTACCAGAGTTTTCTTTGCCTATCTCAAAAGAAGACGCATCAGATTATATCTCTACGCTAATGGAGATAAAAAATTCTTTGCGCATTGAGTGGGTTAAAAACAATCCAAGTGCAATGCCACCTTGGATGAGAGAGGGGGAGATCAGTGACAAAGACTGATATTGAGCAAGCAATTCAGCGTGAAACAAAAGACTACAATGAATTGATTGAACAATATGGAACTGGTGTTAGGCCAAGTTGGGTATCAACCGAGCTAGCTCACATTGGGATAGCCATACAAGGGTATAGACTTCAGCTAAAAGAACAGGAGGTTGACTTCTAGCTGCGTCTATGCAGTAAGTGCGGTATGAAATCGTACTTGCAAACCATAACAGATTGTTCAACGGAGTATAAAATTCCGTTGAGCAAAGCTTTCCAAAGGGCGCAAATCCCCACATCAACATACTATCGGACAGTAAATGGAGCGACAGAGTTAAGGTACGAGACAGCCGCAAAGGTGTTCAATGCCATCGAAGAGCTTCACTCGATTCAACAAGCCCGTGAGTATACCCAAAGATTACGAGAAACTAATCAAGATGTTAATCGAAGCTCGGTTCGAGCGAGGTTTAAGCCAAGAGTCGCTAGCCCATAGCATCGGGTGTACGTCATCACTGATCCACAAGTGGGAATCTCACAAGAGAATCCCATCTGGTTTTATGCTGATGTGTTGGTTAGACGCATTAGAATATGACATCAAAGTCCAAAAGAGGTAGTGCAATAACTTGCATTGCCTGTGAAACAGTAACGAATTGGTTCGTTGCTATATGCAAAAACAATAGCGCAGCCACTTATCAAAAGCATTGGTATGTCTGCCTTAATTGTTATGAGGAAGACAGATGGCAAACCGTAACAAGAACAAAGGAACTTACCACGAAAAGTGGTTCGTCAACTGGCTCAACGAAATCCAAGCGCCGATCAAAGCGAAGAGGCAACCCCTCTCAGGCAGCTTGGGAGGAGAGTATAGCGGCGACATCAAGCTCGAAGTCTTCGGACGAGAAATGGTAGGGGAGGTTAAGTATAGGGACAAGTCCAACTTCCCTAGTCCCTTCTCAGTATTAGATAGGCGAGACATTGCCTTCTATAAAAGACGGACAGGCAGTCCGCAAACGCTAGTCATTATGAGTGGCGATGAATTTCAACAGCTAATGGAGAAAGCTAATGGACAAAGTAAAGACCCCTGACTTTGATGGAGATGATTATGTTTCCAAAAGAGACAAGCCAAGACTGACGTTACAGATACATCAAGTTAGAATGTATATGGAAAACGCAGGGTGGTTATCAGTGCAAGATATAGCAGCTGAACTTAACTTCCCAGAGCCAAGTGTGTCTGCACAAATTAGAAACCTTAGAAAGAAAAGGTTTGGCTCAAGAATTGTTGAGCGCAGGTATCAAGGCAATGGCCTCTATGAATTTAGATTGATGCCAAAGGATGATGCAGATGAAGAAACCAACTAGCATCGGCAAGTATGTCGAAGGCAATGTGTGGGATGCACACGTTAGCAAGGCTACAAGCTCACCTCACTACGCTAAAGAATACAAGCGTACAAATTATGTTCTCGACGAATACGAGGTGATGGCTCGACGCATCAAAAACGGAGAGCCAATCGGCGAGGGCTATCTTAAAGGCAAGCAGAAAGAAAGGCTGCTAGAATTTACAGACTTAACAGAAGCAGACATTAAGAAATATCTTGCGTAGTCTGCACATATGCAGTAGTCTAGCTACTGTACCAGAAGGAGAAAATCATGAAACGAACTGGCTTCATAGGCGGGTCTGACTGTGTAAAAATTATGCAGGGTGACTGGCTTGAGCTATGGCAAATCAAAACAGGTCGAATAGACCCACCTGATCTGTCTAAAAATTTAGCTGTCCAGATGGGCATACACACTGAGGGCTTTAACCTTGACTGGTTCGAGGCAGAGTATGACTGTGTGCTGTCGGATCATCAGTGCGAGTATGAAGATGCCATTGGGTCTGTCCCTGTGAAGGGTACAATAGATGCGATGTTTGGTGATGCTGTTGTCGAAGCAAAGCATACTAATTCATACAACACTATGGAAAAAGTTATCCAATATTATATGCCGCAGATACAATTGTATTGTAGGTTGGCAGGAGCGCCAGATGCTTACCTGTCTGTAATCTTTGGAAACAATAAATGGGAGTCAACAGTTGTCTCATACGACTACTCGTATTTCAATTCTATGTGGGCAGTGGTGTCTGATTTCTGGGGTTACGTTATACGCAACGAAGAGCCGCCTAGTGATGTCGAAACTAGACACATATCAACCGACTCCATTTCGGTGGACAACATGGTCATACGAGATGCCTCGACAAGCAACGAGTTTGTCAGCACCGCAGCCACATACGTCCAAGGGCTTGAGCAAGACAAAGTATTCCAGAACGCAAAGAAATCTCTCAAAGAAATGGTCGCCCCAAATGAGAGAGAAGTTTACTGTGATTTCCTCACAGTCAGACGAGACAAACGAGGGGCATTAAGAATCAGTAAAACAAATGGAGAAACGAAATGAGTATGGAAATATGGAACAGGCTTTCAAAGTCTGACCCCAAGTATCTTAAGAAGGTTAGCTTTGGAGCGCGTAGCTTTACAGCTATTGACCCACAATATCAGGTCAGAATGATGACCGAAGAGTTTGGCCCTGTCGGTGACGGATGGGGTTGGCACAGTGAAACACAGATCGTCAACGTCAGCAACGGAGATAGCGCAGTGCTTGCTCATGTCTCTGTCTGGCATGGCAGTCCATCAAATGTATTCGGGCCGTTCACTGGATGCCGTAAGTTCTTTGATTCTGTCAAAGGGCGTATGGCAGAAGATGCCCCCAAGATGGCTGTCACTGATGGTCTGACTAAAGCCCTGTCGCACGTTGGCTGTAATGCTGATGTCTTCTTAGGAGAAATGGATGGCAATAAGTATGCCGCAGACAGTGGCGGCTCATCCAACAATGGGTGGTAATCTTGTGAAGAGGGGCGTTCTCCTGCCTCTGGACTGACCGTACAAGGGGCGGCGCGGTAGAACTCTTCACTAAGAGCCGCCCCATCATTACTAACTAGGAGCCAAAAGCATGGCAGAATATGACGATACAAACCGAGGCGCAGCCTTCACACCTTTCCCTACACAGAAGATGATCTTGCAGGGCAAGGTGAATGTTGACGGCAATGACAATAAGATTGTCTTGGTTTCAGACGAAACGCGAGACGGCAGAAAGATTGTTGAGGTCTTTCAGAAAGTCGGCGTTCTATTTGAGAATGACAAGAAGGGCAACGAAGCAGCGCCCGATTACTCTGGCCCAATAAAACAGGTGGTCGAATCTCCGCTTGAGAAACGGATCGCAGGTTGGCGCAGGATGAAAGACGGCAAGCCTTATATGTCCTTTAACGTCAGCGACAAGCAAGGTGGCACTGAGGACAGAAAGATTCCTGATCCATCAAAAGCCTTGCCAGAAGATGACATTCCGTTTTAGGATAAATCATTATACCCAGTGAGTCTGCCTCAATACTCACAGACTTGGGCGCTCTTCGGAGCGTCCTTTTTTTTCTAAGGAGACATCATGGAAACGTGGCGGGAGATAAAAGCTAGACATCAACGAGAGAAGATCGAACTCGTTCAAAGCTTTGCTGCTCATTACACAATGAAAGACGCAGCTAAGATATTAAGGTGTGACGAGCCTGTGCTTAGACGCTTTGCGCACCACTACGATATAAAATTTTTAAGGGCAAAATGGCCTGATAAAGTGTGAAGCGGCAGTTGATATAAAGTTTAACAGGCAGGTAAACGATACAAAAAGTTTGGGTTTCTGAGAGCGCCGCCTCACACAAGTCCAGTAAACAAAACAAAGGAGGACAAGTCAAGTGACACAACTAGAAAAGATGATGATCTATGCCAAGGTAGAAAACAAAAGGATGCTATCTCGCATAGGCGGCAGCAACGCTATCGCAGGTATGAAGGGCAGGGACGGAGGATACAAAGGAGGTAGGCCGAGCAAAAAGCAAGAGCTTTCTAAGAAGGCAGAAAAAATATTACTCTGCATGAAGTCCGATATGAATGTCCGCGCCATAGCGCAAGTCGTTGGCACCTCGCATCAAGCAGTCAGCCAAATCATTAGTAGATATAATCTAAAGGAGTTGACTAATGAACAATCTTAGCTTTGCCTTCATTGCTTTCTTGCCCTTCACTGACTGGCAAGACTGTCAAGACTTTGTAAGATTCCATGACTTGCATGGATTCCACGATCAGTGTGTTGGCGTAGACACAAGCGGCAACCGCACTAACTACGAGCAGGAACGAAAGCTTGCACCAGACTGGTCGCTCAGACCAAAAGCAAGACCTACATTAATTCAAAATGAGGCCCATCAATAAAGGGACGGCGACCTTGGGAGCGGCGTAAATCTATATAAGAGTTCATCGCCTCCTCCATTGTGCCTTCCCACTCCATGACATTTGGGACAGACCAAGCAGCACCCCAACGCAATTGAACAGAGTGAGCTAACGCACCCTTCTTCATTGCATCAGCGATGTTATCATAGAGAGGCAGTGACCAATCCACATTGCCACCAACATAAGCAAAGAGATCGACGGCATGGCAAAAGCCATCCTCTTGCCGCAAGTGTTTGCTTTTAAGCGTTTGTGATGCGCCCTTTGCAACAAGAGCAGCCTGTTCTTCTTCAGTTCTCAAACCAATTCCAACACCAAAGTCTACATCAGTAACATCAATCGCAGCCTTCACCACTTTGACCAGATCAGGGTGAACACCACGAAGGCGAGACATACTTCTATCTGATAATTTAAATGCCATTACTTCCTCCCAAAGAATTTAGTAGCCGACCTAACGCCAAAGCTTGCAGCTACAATAACACCAAGCGTGTACTGATACCAGTCAGGCATGGTTTCCAAAGCAGCGAAGCCATTGGCAACGATGTCCCTGCCAGTATCACCTAAGAACACAAGCACTAATGGAATTGAAAATAAAATTGTTAGCCATTCGTCTTTCCAAGATGTCTGTGATCCTTGAGCCATGATCCGTTCCCAATCGGCAACAGACGTTTCTTTACTAAGCATTATCTTAGCCTTTGCCTCTGCTTCAGTCAGCTTCAGCTTGGCTTCCGCAGCTTGCTTGTCTGCCTTACCTTTTAACCATCCCCCTGCAAGCTCTGTGAGGGGGGCTATGAGAGCTTGTATCATCTTTGTGACTCCTTACCCATCCAGATTCCAAAACAGCCTGTGAGCGCCCCCATACAGACAGATACTAAACCTGATTGCTGTATGGTGGGGTCAGGCAATGACATATACCAGTGTACAGATTGATAGGTCAGAATGGTGACAGCTATCATCATAAGTCGGGGTACAATCTTCCAGTCATCTATAACAGTGTGTGCCATTTATATCCTCCCTGTTACGCCAAGCAAAACAACAATTGCAAAGCCACTTACCAATGTGAGAATCAAGCCAACGCTTCCCCATATAACAAGGCTCTCGAATCTTTCAGCCTTTAGCCTAGCTTGCTCTTCTTCACGTTCTTTCTTTTCACGTCGAACCCTAGCTCTAATAGCTATTAAATCCTGCCAAGCAGAGTACCCACGCAAATGAATTATTAACTCACGCAACTCTTCCTCTGCATCCTTTGCTTTCTGCAAAGCAACGAAAGTCTCCATTGCGTTTTCGTCTTCACCAGAAAAGGCGCTGCTCTTTTTTTTGTTGTGCTTATTGCGCAGATCATCAACGCCATCAAAGAACTCACCAATCTGCTTGGTGACGTTTACTAATTCTTGACCTGCCGAAACAGCAGCTTTAATTGCAGCAAATGCTGTTAGGGGATCAACCATTATTAACCTTGCATTGTCATCCGTAAAAGAAGAACAATAATAAAGCCAGATGTGCCTATGACTACAGCCTCTAGTCGCTTCACTCTATTGAACAAATCTTTAAATTGGATTTCCATTTCCGTTTTAATTGCCACGACTTCCTTCTCCAATCCGTCGATGCGATGATGTGCTGATTGTACTGTTTGCTTCATTATTCTGCCTCTTGGATCGTTAGTTTACCAGCTTCTACCATAGCCATTATTTCAATATATGAATCACGGTTGGGGTCGATAGGAATATGTTTTCCTTTGGTATGACCAGCGTCATTTGTGCCTAGATTTAACTGAATGTGAGTTTTTGTTGTGCCATCATCAGTATACAAATATTTTGCGCTAACAATGCTCATAGTTCAGCCTCCGCTTTAAAAGAATGTATGTACCAATTTACGTCTGAACTATCTCTAATAGCCAGCCTGTCAGTGCTACTATAATCATGCGAAACAGTACCACCACCAGCAGCAGTGTAACTTAAATCTGGCACTTTTCTCATCGTGGTTGGGTAATTGAAAAACACTATTGAACCCGAAGTACTAATAGATATTGCAGAATAAAGTTTTGTTGTGCCAACATCCGCATCGCCGATGGCAACATCACCTCTCCCATAACCAGCTTGAGTAAAACAATACCGCTGACACCTAGCCAACTCATCCCCATAGCTGCGATGCTCGAATGGGGTGGCGGTGTCGCCTATTTCGAGTTGGACGCCTGTGATTTGCCATGTGGCACTAGAGGTTGTTATAACAGCATTAGCTGCGGCAGTATGGCCGTAAGCAAGTTTTCCTCCTGCATAAGAACTCCAAGCGGTATTATCCGTATCTCTCATATCTGACCCAGCAGCCAAAACAAATGCAAGGTCTAGGCCACTACCAGTATCATCGTTTATTGTGCCGCCCGTGTCTCCAGCAAACGTTATAGTTTTGTATTCCCATGTTGAAGCAGCGCCTATTGTGTAAGTAGAACCAATAATTCTGCCACCATCTGCTGAATACAAATACACTGCATAAGTTGCAGCTATTGAAGATTTAACCCAAAAGGAAAGTGTAAGTTGTTGTGCGCTAGAAGTTCCGTATTTTAAGCGCTGTAAATCTTGAGCCTCTATTTTATAGCGAGCCATAAAATATTCTGTAGCATCTACGGCTGTTTCTGCGGTTGTTGTTTCAATTTTAAAAGACTTAACAAAACCATTAGGTGCATCTGAGG